GAACTCATGATAGTTGAAGTATCTCATAATAGGGCTATAGAGATGGCTGCAATTAGTATGATAACGTCGGCAATATCACCTCGGCCATATTGCTTGGCCTTGTATATGATGTTAGCCACCACGGTTGCTAAGATAATATAAATCATTTTTCTTTCTTCTGTACAACGTACCACTGCCCGCCATGGCACAAGATTGCCACGCCGTCGTAATCTCTGTCAAAAGCATAGTTCGACGCGCCGTCAATAGTCACACCTGAGTCGCTTGGGTTAGGCTGTATCAACACGCGCTTGTTTGCTGCAATACTTGTATCAGAATGAAAGCGTATCAACCGCCCTTCGTTGCCTGATACTACTGGCAGGTTCAACGTCGCCGTTCCTGTGCCGCCTTGCCATGTGTTAAATATGCGATCGTCAAAATCGTTTACTGTATTGCTCAAGGTATCTCTGTGAGCTATCGCACGCACGTCGCTCTGCAGGAACCGCTGGAAAATGTTGGGCGGTATGTCGCCAACGTCAGGCGTAAACGTATTGCGCAAGTCGTACACTGGCTCACTGTCGTCAATGGGTGGCCGATCATTAATTACCTCAGGCGTTGGCGTGCTCACGTTCGTGTCGTCGCTGCTGATGTGAAAGGCTTCGTACTCTGTCTGCACGGCACGCGCCATGAACGTAGTTTCAAACGGCAAAAAGTTGCGCGTTGAAAACAGCAGCGCGTGATAGGGGCTGACGAACGCCTTGTAAAAGCTGCCGCGCTTTACTCGCGTGCTTGCGTTCTGCCCTGATATTACCTCCTTGACACCGAGCTGGTGAATGCTTAAAGTTGCCGAGCTGTTTGCAAAGCTGGTAAAGCTGTCAATCGGTTGTGCTGGTGAACTGTTGTTTTCGTAAATGTTGCGGTAATCTTCAAATGCACTTGATCCAATAACCACCTCGTCCTGCGTTAGCGTTTCTTGGTTGTTTGCTGTGGTCACGGCTTCATACACTACGCGGTCGCCATTAGTTGCATTGCCGTTGACAATGTGCATACCAAACTTTTCCAGCTTTCCATAGGCATCTGAGCTAGTCACATCTGTAATTAAGTTGCCATCGTGGTCGTAACCTTCTACGTTGACGGTAACTGTTACGCCTGTTTGCGCACTTGTAATTGCTGCAGTGTCGATCAAAACTGGTTGATTGTATAGTGCAATGCTAGCGAAGCCTTGCGGCGTGAACGTCATATTGTAAAACAGGCCGTTGTTCCTGTTCAAATACGCTGGTGTCGGCGTCACGGCAAAATAGAAATGGCCTGCACTTCCTGACCATGCTGGTGCGCTGAACGTCATGGTGTCCATAGTGTAAGCATCACCAGCATACCCCACGTTCATTGTATTTGGCCCAAAAGTTACTGCGTTATTATAGTACAAGCTGCCAACCTTGATTTGCATCTTCAGCAAAATGCGTGCTGGCACGTCGTCGCCTGTGCTTGTGCCGTCACCATCAAACGAATGATTGTAACGAAACCGCAGGCGAAACACGGTACCGTTGTCATATAGTAGGTTGTTGTCGGTTATGTTCGTACCTAAAGCAGTTTGATTGTTTATGGCATTAAGAAACTGCGTATCGGGACCAACCACGGGCAGGTTGGCGTTGGTGCGCCAAGTACGCTGCACCTTGTTGAGCGCTGGCAAGAAGGTCGTGACGCCTCCGCGCATGCGTTCCATATCGGTGTCAACTGTCAGCTGTGTATCAGTTGCTGTAGCCGATCCACTAATGGTGCCCGCTTTGGTCACTGTAAACAAGTTGACGGTGGTGTTGTTAATGACCGCACCAACAGGCACAAAGTAAAAGCAGCCCTCATGCAGAAACACGCGCGCGTTGAACGTGATGGCAAAGTTCTTCAGCACGGTAAAGCAGTCCATGCCTTGCGCGTTGCCTGCGTCGTCAAGGTTGTAAAATGCTGCGTGCCCAACCTGTAGTTCAATTAAGGCGTTTGCGCTTACAAACGTCGTCGGTTTAAAATCGTTGGCGTATTTCAGAAACACGTCGCCGCTGGCAAATACGTGCAGCGCTCGTGTCTTGTTCAGCAATTTGGTGAGGTGTGCCGCTATGGTTTCTTGTCCTGTGTAGAAGGTTCCACTGTTATCGTATTGAATGTTTTTAAGGTTACCCAAGTCGTCCACCGCCGTCATGGTGTTTTGTATCGGGTAGGCCTCGTCTTGCAGCTCAACCTGCTCGTGCAGCAACACGCCCGTCCAAAACAAAGTGTTGGCTCCGTCAGGGTCTTTAAATATGCTGACGGTAAAGTCAGCGTCCTCGCTTGTGGCTAACGCCGTCAGGAATGTAGTGTGCGCTGCTACGTTTTCGATTAAGGTAAACGTGACCTCGCTGCCGATAATTGGCTGCATGCGGTCCTCGTTGTTGCCGCTGTAGCGTAATGTAAAGCCGTCGGCGCCAAGGTTGAACTCAGTCGAGCTGCCTACAAACCCAGCTTGGTGTATGTTGAGCTTGTACGCTGTGCCGAGGTCGTCTTGAAACTCAGCGTGTAATCGGATCGGGTCAGCCATCAGAAACCTCTTACTCTGTTACGGTCAATTGCGTTGCGCTCGCTGGTCAGCAAGATGTCGCGTCCTGAAATCTTACCAGTCACCTGCACGTGCTGCCCACCCATCATACTTTGCAGCTTGTCAAGCGGTGCTACCACCTCGGGGTTTATGTTGCTAGTGCCTGAACCCTCGCCGACCATCGCTAAACTTGCGCCGGTAAAAAGTCCACCTGACGCCATCTGTGGAATGCCAAAGCCCATTTTCATGAATCCTTTTAGGCCGCCTACGCTTTCTGCAAACACACCACTTGCACCACCAGTAAAAGCAGATATTAATGCAAAGGCAGTCAGAAGCGCTAACGCTTTCGCTAACATTTGTTTAAACATATTCATGACCACCTCGGTAAAGTTGACCGTGCCGTTCATCATCGAGGTGAAAATGCTTTCAAAGCTGTTAGCCAATTGAAAACCAAAGTTACGGGCGGCTTCCATACTTGCGTTAAGGCTGTCCTGCGCTTGCTGTGCAAGACCGCCAAGCGCTTCGCCCATCTTCTGTAGTGATGGCTTGACGTTTTGCTCTACAACCTCTACAGTCAACGGCTCCATGGCCGTCATGTATGAAGCCTGCACTTTTTGCATGGCTTGCTCGGTAGCCGTCGCCGCTGCTGCTGCCGCCGCTGCTTCGTCTCCAAACTTCTGCTTCACACCTGCAAGCATTTCCTGCATCTTCTGCAGCTGTTCGTTTGCTGCTTCAAAAGCTGCGTTTGCTTCTTTCTGCTCCTTGATCGCCTTGCCTCCAAACTTCTCAGCAATCTTATCCTTTGCTTCCTTCTCAGCCTTGAGCAAGTCCACCAGCTTCTGCTGATTATGAATGGCCGATTCAATGTTGCGCTTTTGCTCCTCCAGCGAAAGGTCCTTGTTCGCTTGCGCCAACTTGTCAATGGCGGTGACTGCGTCCTCGGTCTTGCTGTTCATCAGAATCAGCCCACCAACTACCAACCCAATACCAGTTGCCACGATTGCAAATGGGTTGGCCATCATTGCCACGTTCAGCGCAAGGAACGCCGTCCGTGCCAACTGCAAGCCGCTGATAAACTGCGGCACGATCACGAGCAGCGGTCCAATCGCAGCAGCCACCGCAGCAATTTGCAGCGCCAGCTTTTTGCTTTCAGGCGTCATCGCTTGAATGCGCTGCAGGAATGACGTAAAGCCGTCAATCAAATCTTTGACGACAGGCAGCAAGTCCTCTGCAAGCTCGGCACCTGCGAGCTTTAAATTGTCTAGCGCCGTGCTGAACTTACCAGCTGCCGTTTCACTGAGGCGTTGCATAGCGCCCGCAGCAAAGCCGCCCTCCTCGGCAAAGCTCTTGAGGACCGTGTTGAACTCCTCAACGCTTACACGGCCCGCGCCCAGCTTGTCGGCTGGTAAGCCCGTTGCGTCAGCCAACGCTGTAAAGATTGGTATGCCGCGCTCTGCAAGTTGGTTGAGGTTCTCTAGCTCCACCTTGCCCTTGGCATTAACCTTAGCAAAAATGGCGGCTATCTCGTCAATGCTTGATCCTGATGTTGCTGCGATGTCGCCAAGGAACTGCAGCTGCGTGTTGACCTCGTCGATGCCTGTACCTGATGCAATAAGCTGACGCGCTGACTTGGCTACTGCTTCAATTTGAAACGGTGTCTTTGCAGTAAAGTCGTTTAGGTTGCGCATCATGTCGGCTGCCTGCTCTGCACCGCCTGTCAATGAGATGAAGGAAGTTTCAAGTGCTTCGAGGTCTGCAGCGCTTTTAACTGCAGCAAAACCAACACCTGCCAACGGCACCGTCAACGATCGCGTCAAATCTCGTCCCAAGCGCTTAGTAGTGCTACCAAGCACCTTGAGTTTGCGCATGCTTCGATTCAAAGATTTGTCAAACTGTGCAGTTTTAGTGCCTATCGTTACTATGAGATCATTCAGCTTTGCCATCCGTCGCGTTCCTTTATTCGTTCAAACAATTGTTCCGTGGTTAAATTATCCTTGTTGCGTTTTGGCTTCTCCCACGGAAACTGCATTAGTTCCTTTGGGCGCAATTTACGACCTTTCTTCAGGTGAGGTTGCATGAAGATAGTGGCGAGCCATCTTGTGCGTTCCCATTCAAAACGCTCAAGCATCTCTGCAGTTTCTCGGTTGGCCTCTAGCGCCAAGCTCAACTCCCCAAACGTCATGTCCCAAAATGAAGAAGGGGACAGGTGTAGTACACCTATCCCCATTCTTATAACGTCTTGCCATACTACTGGCTTCTCGTTACCGTCTACGCTTTTTTTTGGTCGCTGTATTCACCAAGCACGTCAAAACATTGTGTGACGTGTGCTAGCGTAATGTGTTCTTCGAACTCCTGCAGCTCCATGTCAAAATCGACACCTTCAAAGTTGCAACCGCATTCAACACCGACGTAACAAAGAAAAGCGCAAGCGTCTGCAGAGAGCTTAGAAGGATCTGACAAGCTGAACACGTTGACCTTTGCCTTGCGTTCAAACTTCTTAAGGGCCTTCATCGAATACCGCACTGGGTAATCGTTGCCGTTGATTTCTATCATCAAGCTACAGTCTCGTCGATTGTGCCAGTAAGTTCGAACGTAGCTGAGTACGTTGCTGTGTCTTCTGTACCACCTGACTGCTCAAGACTTGTGATAAAAGCATTTGCTGAAAAACTTGCTTCACCTGTTGCAAGTGAGGACCTGCTAAATTTCAAGGCTAAAACCGCGCGTGTCTCCCAAGCTGTATACAAGTCCATAAAGTCTTTATTAGATGCGTCAACGTAATCAATCAAACCGCTAACGCTAATGCTGCCGCTGCGCAAGCCGGGCAGGAGCTCACGAAACGCCGAGCTGTCCTTTGTTGTTATGTCGATTGTCTCAGCGTTCAATGTCAGCGTCACGTCTGTAGCTGCTGCAATCAGAACTTGGTCACTGTATACGCCTAAATCGGTGCCGTTAAATATCGCCATCGTTTTCTATTTCTTCTTGTTCAAAATCTGTTTCGCCTGCAATATAACCCCTTTCCAACAATTCATTGGCAAACGATGGATGCACGCTTGGCTCGTCGCCTTTCTTCCAGTTATTACCTGCAAGCCTGCAAGCCTTTATCAGTTTAACCTTCATGGGTGCAAGTTACGGCAAAATCATTGACTGCATCAAATGCCTTTTTTGGCCAGCAAAATCTTAAGTTCATTCACAGCCTCAAGCAGCGTGTCCAGTTTTTTGGCCATGTCGTTCTCGCGTTTCTCAAGGTTGATGATGCGCGACTTCAGCAGCGTCACCTCTTGGTTTATCTTAGTCCATGCTGCGATGCCTCCACCGAGCAACGCGATGAACTCGAATATCATCGCCGCCGTTATCTGTTCCATGTTTAAATATCGTGTATTTCAAAACAACCTTTTTGCACCATATAGTACGTGATTCATTGCTTTATACTAGTCTATTTCGTTGGTCTTCCAGCCCTCGTCAAGGTCGTTAATCAATGCCCTTATCTCTGTGTGCTTGTATTCATCTATCAAGGAAAGAAAGGATGGTTTTGTGCCTGAATATTCTACAATAAATTGAGACCCGTCAAGGCTGTACCTTAATGTGTCCGCAGAAGTATCTTCTAGTTCAGAAAAATCCACAGATGATAGGTCGGACGAATTAATCACGCAGTAATAGTTTCCATATAAAGACATTACGAGGGTATTGTAGAGCTGTAACTGGCTCCGTTATTTAATGTTCCAGAGTTTGAATTACTAGATGAATCGTTGCCATTGTCCTCAAATCTCCACCAGCCAATTAAATTTGAGTAAGAAGAAAGGTCGCCTGGAGATCCTGAGTTGTATATGCTGGTAACATCGCTAGAAGAAAGAACACTGTCAAATATAGCCACCTCATCCGTGTTTGCGTCGATAGGGCTTGTTACTAGGTGACTTGTGCCTATCTGAACTGTGTCTATCACAATGCTAGAAGAAATCCCGCTTATACCTACAGATGTTCCAGTCCTATTGTGACCTGGCAATGTTGATTGCCCGTGGTTTACAAGGGTTCCATTGAAGTACAGTCGCATCGAACCGCTATATGTGGTGCTGTTATATGTAAAGTTTTCGCCTGTATCCCAAGTAAGAACGATGTGGTTCCAGTTATTTGCGGTTAAACCTGCCTGATAAATATGATCGCTTCCGCCTGCGCCAAAATTCCCATACTCACCAGATCTTCTCGCAAACGGTCTTCCGTGAAAACCAGTTCCCGTTTTAGCATCAATAACCTTATTCGATGATCCTTCTCTGTAATTTCCTAGTATTGCCCTCGCTTGGGGGGAGTTTGAAGTGTTGAAGAACAACAACTCAATTCTATCAGTACTACTACTACTAGCATCATAAAGTGTGAGGTATCTGCTTGTCCCAGTCTCGTCTGATGCAATTTTTACCCAAAGGGAGATAGAGCCTGTATCCGTGTTTACGATGTCAGAAGAAAGAGTGGCTTTGAAGAAGTCATTTACCCCATCGGTAAACAAGGACTTAGTGTTTGTAAAACCGGCTGCAGAGGGCGCATCTTGTCCGTTGAATTTACCTATGCTCGCTTTTGCAACGCCGTTAAGGTTAGCGATGTTGTCAAATGCCGTGCCGTTTACTTTATCAATAGCCATTACGCCAGCTCGATAAAGTCGTTCGACGGGTTAAAGTAAATCTGTCCGTTAGTGCTGTCGAGGCAATAGCCAACGACGCGAACAATATCCCCCGTTCCCGAAGGTGCGGTGCTCGTAATATCTCCCGCTGTGGTCGATACGTACAACTCTTCCCCGATCGTTCCGGGGTCGTGGTCTAGTGTATACATGCCACGCAAAAGCATGCCGTCCACGTCCGGATCAGTTCCTAAAGCAATAGCCAACAAGACACCACCTGCAGTGCCAGCTGCATCAGCGTCCGCTGCCACCCATGTACCGCTTGATGTGTAATAACACAGCTCGCCTTGCGTAGTGCTGCCTGTGCCCAGCTTTATGATGTCGCCGTTACTGCTGTGGTTTGTGTTTGATGTCTTTGCAAACAGTATGTTTTTAAAGTTAGTGTCTAACTCGCCGCCTAGCTGTGGCGTCGTGTCGTCCACAAAATCTTGCAGTGCGCTGTCAGCCGTTGAGCCTTGCGCTGCTGTAGCATAGTCAGATGAATCAAAGGCTTTGACTTGTGCAAGGTTTGTGACTTCGCTATCCATCAACGCGCCCGCAGCTGCCACGTTTGTTGCGTCAGTCACATCAGCGCTAGTTTCAATGCCTGCCAGCTTGGTAGCGTCCGCACTTGGATAAGTGTTCTTTGCTGTGTTAGCTGTTATCGCATTGGCTTGATCTGTTGTTATGGTGGTCGTGTCACCTGCTAAGGCCGTTGTGCCTGATGTACCTAATTGCAACAATGCAGTGTCGCCTTCTAAGGCTGTGCCTGCTGATGTTCCAAAACCCGGAAACGATGTCTTTGCTGTGTTCGCTGTTATGGCGTTAGCTTGTGACGTGCTTATTGTGGTTGTATCTCCAGCAAGGGCTGTGGTGCTGCTTGTTCCCAATTGCAACAGTGCAGTATCGCCCTCCAAAGCTGTACCCGCTGACGTGCCAAAACCGGGGAATGATGTTTTGGCTGTGTTTGCAACAACTGCCGAATCACTTGCAATGTCAGACGTTAAAGCTAATGTGCCTGTAGATGAGGGCACGCTTAGAAGCGTATTGCCTGAATTTGTGTTCCGAAACTTAGCCAACGCGCTGCTGTTACCTTCAATCGCTAAAGAAGCACCTTGCTTAACTACAAGGTTTGCCTCACTTGCTGTTGTTGTGCCATCTAAATGAATAGCAGTAAAGGCAGTTGAGCCTGATGCATCTGTGGCAACTACAAATTCAATATCACCCGGCGAGGTTTCTGTCAACAACACCTCAGTTACACCCGTCTTTAATTTAGCCGTTGTTGCTGTCAACGCCATTTCCGAATTGCTGTTAGCACCGTCGGTAAATGAGGTGCTGGCACCTGTCTTGATATTTGTGTAGATGTCATTGAACACGGAGCTGTTTGCATAGGCTCCACTACCGTTTGATAACAAGATGTCAAAGTTGGCAGGACTGCTTACAGTGACGTCGCTTAAATCGTTCAAGCTACTTGCCCCACCTGCAGCGCTGGATGCTTCCCAGTTGCCGCTCGTGCTGTTGTACGCAATGACTTGCCCGTTACTAACACCTGTGACGTTTACGTCACTAAGGTCACCAAGCTGCGCACCCGTTACTGGTGTACCTAGTGCAATAGTTATGTCGTCGCGCTTGATGCGAAAGGTAAACGTCAGCACCTGACTGTATCGGCGTGGGTCGTATTCTATGTTTATATCAACGTCGTTAAATTGTATACTTTCGACATTGACACCATTGTAAGTTCCGCTCACGCGATCTAAAGCGCCGCGCACTTTTTCGCCTACATCAGCAGCTTGATCGTAGGTGTCTGCATAGCATATAAATTCAAAACGCACCTCGTCAAGTTCCGACGGTCCGTCGTGAGTGTCGTCAGGATCAACACTTTGCAATTGATAGACAATGAAAGGTGTTGCTGCCTCCTGCTCTGCAATCTCAGGAAAGATGCGAGTTCCCACCAAAGTTGTCACGTTGCTGTTGGTGCTCAAAATGCCGTATGCCGCCTTGCCTGTGTTCATTTTATACGTGTTGAGTTTACTTTGTTTGCAATTTCCTTGTGGTACTGCTTGCGCATTTTCTCAAATGCCTTAGGTGCAGCTGCTGTTATCGACTTGAAAAATACGTCTTTATTACGGTTGCTGCCCTTTATAAACTGGTCATCTCCTTCTACGATGTTCGCAAACCAACCGTCACGGTTGACTGGTGCGCGGCGCCCTACTCGCGGTCCCACCCAGTACGTATTTTGTTGATTGCTTATAAGCCATACCTTGACCGACCTACGCAGCGTCCCGACTGGTATGTCTAACTTGTACGGTTTGCCAAATGTTTTACTGCGCTTTGTGTGTCCACGTCGCAAGCGTATTGTTTCACGCGCATCTCGGATGTTGCCGATCATCTCTTTCTTGATGACGTTGCCAGCCGTGCGGTGAATTTTGCGCTGCGTCTTATTGTCCTTGATGTGCTTGGCAATTTCTTTAAACTGCTTTTCAAGCGGCGCGGTGTGTGCAAAAACTGTGCGTTTAGCTGGCATTTGTTCCCGTTATTTGACAAAACAAAATAAGCTGGTCTTGTCGGCCAACCTCCTCAATGCCTTGAATGTTGTAATACTTGCCGTCGTACAGCACGCGGTCGTCAGCCTTTATGCCTCGGCTGTCGGTACTGCTGCGAATCTTAAAGCGCACGCGCTGCACAGGCATGTCTTGATTCGTGGAGATGCGTTCTGTTATACCTTCTGTCTTCATCAATTCCGCCCATACAGTAATTAGCGTGCTGTAATCTAGCCGACGCTCACCGTATACGTTGGTCGTGGTTGTGTAACGCTGTATCGTAATGCGTCGATCGCTCTTGCCTATTCTCATCGGTCAGAAATTACGCGGTAAGGATTAAGCAAGCTGTGGATGAGGTTGGGCACCTCGCTTGATATGGTACCCACGACCACAACATTGCGGTTTTCATAGTAGTGTGCGACCAACAATTTCACAGCGTGCACCAAACCGTCAGGTACCTCAGCCTCAAGGTACCCTAGTTCCATGGTCACCTGCACGCCGTTGCTAGTGTCCGGGTGCACAGTTGGCGGTGATATAGTAGTGATGCGTGCAGGCTTTCGCTTGAGGTCCGTGTAGTATTGCGACGTCGCCAACGTAAGCGTCGTGCTCGGCGTGTTGTTGTATACGATGCTGGTGATGCTGCGCACAGGACCAACAGGTATTTCCCACGTACCACGGAACTCGTCGAGATACATAACCGCCGTCACGTCGCCCAGCTGTACGTTGCAATAGTTCTGCACGTACTCGATGGCCGCGCTGCGTAGCGCCTCAATCAGCGTGTCCTCGTCGCTATGGTCTACGCGCAAAAATGTCTTAAGGTCGGCGGTGCTGACGATGCTAGCTTCAGTTGCTGCGCCAGTAATCTCTAAAGTGTAGTACATGGGTGCAAGATAAAAAAAAGGCCCCGCATGGTTGCGAGGCCCTTTTCAATTCATTCAATCTAACCTTACGAGTCAGCTCCCAAGATAGTCGCCTGAGCGAAGACCATAGCACCAAGTGATTCAGCGCGTCGGACTTTTGCATCAAAGAAAGTATCAACAACGATCTTGACGTTGCCCTCTGACAACTGGCTGAATGGATCAATAGTTACATCCAATCCGCCCCAGTTGGCGTAGAACAAGTCGGTCCAGTCGCCGTAGTACAAGAAGCGCAAAGCTGCACCGTTTGCACCGAATGCTGCGTCCTCTGCATCGCTTAAGAACTGTGAAGCGTGTACAGCAGAAGCGTCAATTGACGGCACTGTGCCGCTTGACAAAACATTGTATCCCATCATTTGACCGTTCTCAACCAAAGCGCTCACGTTTGAAACGTTGGCAAGGCTCATCAAGAAAGCAAAATCAGAAGGGTGAGCAACAAAGGCTGTGTTGTTCTCTGCACCGTTTGCCGTGATTGTGCTCCACAAATCGCGGACATTGTCAGCAGTAATAGCCGGAATGTCGTTGTCACCTGTTTCGGCACGGCCTACAACGGTACCAGTTTTGCCAGCCAAAGCAGTAGCGCCACCAACACCGTGGATGGCGTTCAAAGCAATCTTGTCCTGAGCGATGGCAATAGCTCGACCAAAGTCTGCAGCGATTACGTTGCTCATGTTGCCGCTTGTTTGGTTCATAGCCTCCTTAGTCACGATCATCTGCTGTGCGATGCGTTGCGGTGACAAAGTAGCTGAACCCATAGAGCCAGTGTTGCTGCTCACTGCAGCGCCTTCTACTGGTGTAGAAGCGGCGTCAGTTGGAAGGGATGGCATTTTGATGTCACCAACAAAGCCGTTGAGCTGTGTGGCACCAGTAGCTGCAAGCAAAGAGTTTGCACGCAAAGCGCCAACCAACTCAGTTACCTCCGTGGCTACAGTTGTGACTGCGTCATTTACGCCTGACTGTGATGAGTCAACACCGTATACGTTACGAGCTTCAACCAACATGCTCTGTGGAATCGCAAAGTTTCCGCGAATCTCAAGGCCGCGAGAAGATGCTTCGTGTCGTGCTTCTTCCAATGCCTCCTTCTCCAAACCTGTCAATACCTGACCGTTTGACAATTCGCGCAAAGCCTTACCAAAGTCAAACTGTGCGTTGGCTTTGATTGCCTCCTTGTCGCTTCGTACAACCGCATCGGCTGCAACTGCACGAGCCTTTAGTCGCTGTTCGTTTTTTGCAAGAGCGTCGCGCTGCTGTTCTGCAGCTTCGAGCTTTGCGTGGATATCTTGCGTCTCTTCCAATTCTTCAGAAGTCAACGCGCGCTCCTCGGTTTCTGCGAGGGCGTTGATGTTGGCCAACTTGTCTTCCAGCTGGGAAATGTAGCGGGCCGCATCATTTGAGTTGCGTAAGTTCATAATCTTAAATTGTTTTGCGGGCTTACTTTCCGCTGTTTGCTCAAAGGTACGTACTTCCTGCTTTTCAGGTTGCGCCTCTGATTTCGTTTGAGTTTCTTCTATTGGCTCAGGCTTGACCTCGGCCATCTGTCGTGCTGCCACCGTAGTAGTTGGATAGGCTGGGTACGTGACTGGGCTGACGTCCAACAGGCGTGCCACCTTCAGCACGCGGCGCACGCTGCGGTCCTCGCTGAACTCCTGCTCGCCAATCGTAAAGGCAAAGCTCGACTGCGTGATGTCGCCACGCTTGATCAACTTGTACATGTCGCGACCGTCTTGCGTGTCGGCCAATGCTGCACGGTACTTGAGTCCGTTTTCGTCCACGCTGAGTTCCAGCGTGCCGTTCGTGGTCCGTGCCATCGGTGCGCCGTCGTGATTGAGCAGCAGGCGCACGTCGTCCTCCATGACGTCCTCGAATGCACCGCGTGCAATCTCTTCCTTGAAATAACCAAGGTCTGTGCGTTGCTCAAAGTTGGCAGCGTATCCTTCAATGACCAGCGAGTCATCGCCAGCGGCACGAACCTCGGCTGTTCTCAGCTCGACGTCGTCGCCGTATTTGTTACGCAGCTCTGCCAGCTGCTTGCTGTTTTTCTCTTCCATCTTTTCTTCTTTTTCTTTTGATCGTAGCGGGTGACCTTTCGGAAACAGGTCAGTATCGTGTTTGCCACCGCGAAAGCGTTCGTTTTTCAAAGCATACAAAAATGACCCCACGCGAGCCATGGCCCACTGCTCAGGCGACTTGACCGATGGCCGCACGCTTGACGGGTTTGTCTTGTATGCACCAACACCTCGGTCGTACACCTTCTCCAGCATGGACACGGTCGCCTTCTTGTGTGTAGCGTCCACCTCTTTGTTGTGCTCCTCGACTTTATTCTTGAGCGCCTTAGCACGGTTGCGCTGCTGGCGTTCGGTCATCTCCTCAACTTTCTTCTTGGCCCATGGCAGCATCGACTTGCCACCCCAAGCGTCATACATCAAACCGCCACACCCTTCGTCATATGGTACGTCAGCGTTCTGTGCGTGGCGGCTCAGGAAACTGTAGACACGCTTGATGACGTCGTCCGATAGCTCTGAGCGGCTCGCAATCTGCGATGCCCTGCGCCTACCGACTGGCGTCCCACAGCTACCCCATCCGTTTTCCTCCACGTATTTCAGTACGCGCTTGGCGTTGTTAACTGCAGCCTGTGGATAATCCTTAGACACCGCTGCTGAGTTTAGTGCTGTACTCGTCGAGCTTGTCGAGCGCGATCTGATTGACTTGGACCATGTGAGCGTCGCCACCTGCTACGCCGTTCATGTCTTCCGTGCGTCGTGCCTCATTGATGCTCATGATTCCCGCCTTGACCAACGTGTCGTAATACTGGGCACGGCTCACGCTGTCGCCTCGCAAAAGGTCTGCAAGGTCGAAGCGTGTGAAATGCGTCAGGCGCTCGTCAGGTGCGATGAGCTTGCAGTTCATCTCCTGCTCTATCTGCCGAGTCCATGGCACAATGGTATACTTGGCAAACTGGATGGCCTGCTGCTCCGTGTTGCTGTACGTCACATTCGACTGCACACCCACTAAACTTGGGGGCACGCCAAAGATTCGGCATATCTCCTGATTTAAAAAATCGCGCTGCTCGTTCAAGCTGGCGTTTTCAGGATCAACTGCGATGCGGTCGTATCGGAAGCCGAATGGCAGCAGCTTAGTGCCGAGCTGGTCACCGCTGTTGTTCCAGCTGTCTTTGATGATGTCAATCTGCTCTTTCTTCAGCGGCTCGTTGCTGGACAAGATGCCCGTCATATTGCCCGAGCTACCAAAAAACTCAGCAGCAAAGTCCTGCGCTGCCTTCGCCAGTCCCAGCATCTCGCGGTGTAATTCAATCGGACTCTGTCCGTACAGGTTGCAAACGCGCAGCATATCAGCGTGCATGTAGACGCCACGGTCCTTCACCTCGTACATCACCTCACCGTCCACCATCTTTTCCTTGACGGACTTGGGGTTGACAATGCACAGCTCGTAAGGGTCGC